GTTATATCTAACTTGTCCAGCAGCAGAACTCGTAGCAACTCCGGCTTCTCCTGGTCTCTGTCCTAATGTTCCTACTGGAACTTTCATAGCACGAGTACTATCAACAACTACTTGATCGTCAATATCATACTTAACTCCTTTAGAGTAAATACCTCTTAAATTTGTACTTTGTGCTTTAATTAATCTCATGTTATACTTCCAAATAACTCACTGTAGCTGATAAGTTTGTTAGTCCAGCATTTGGTGCTCCGAGGTCTGGTTCTGCAACAAATGAAATTTTATCACCTACGTCTAATACAATTTTTTCACTATCAAATGTAAATGTTTCGCCTGCTGGCAGTTCTAAGTTGTTAATAACTCTTGTTACAGTATTACTCAAACTAGAACTTTGCGGGATCAGATGCATATCAAATGACGCCGTTGCTGAACCGTTATTACAAACTAAAATATTTGTAATTGCATATGATTTGTTTGCTGGAACAGTTATCATGTCAAGTTGTGTTGTTGTTAATTGTTGATTTACTATTGCCATTTCTTATCCTTAAAATAACATTCCGAAAAGGAGTGCTCTATTCTTACTTACTAATTCGTCTCTGTTGCCTTGATCGTTGGTAAAAAATAATCCTGATTTACCTGTATACTGATCAGCTACATAAATCTTTGTTCCGTCTAATGGTTGCGACGGTTCTAAACTTGGATCGCCGGCACTCGGTACACGATTTAAATGCAGTGTATCGTCTATTCTAATACTACCTATGCCTGAAGATTTTAAAACTAAATCTTCATTACTTGAAATAGTTTCAATTGTTGATCCTGCAAATCTAATTTCATCAAATTCCCAACGATCAGCATACAATTGACTTACTGTGTTACCGTCAATAGCAAATTTAATTACACTATCTACACCTGTATTTTCTTCATCATCGATTGTAATACTACTAACACTTAAAACACCGTCACCAATTTGGCGCAAGAAAACATTTGCAAAATTAAATGCAACGTAATCAACTACAGCTTGTGCGTTTGGTATTACATCTGCTTTTGCTACATTATATCCAGTTAGTTCACCGAATCCATCGTATGTAAATACTTTTCGTTCATAGTCTACAGTAGGTGATACATTAACTGTGCTAGTTCCTGCATTTAATAATAAGTTTTGACTTCTTGAGTCAATTTTATTTGTTGCTAATGATATTAATTGACTTGCTTCATCGATTGCTATAAATCCAGCAACATCTTCATCGTATTTAAAAAATGAATCAGGTAGTGTGCCGCGATTAATTCTAATTCCCGAATCGCCAAGCGTAATGCCAGCGCCAGTTTCACCGCTGTTTAGTGTAATAATATTATCTTCAATATCTAATTGGGCCGTGTTAACAGTTGTTTGATCACCTTTAACTAATAAGTTTCCGGAAATTTCAACAGTGCCTGTCTCAAACCCTGTATCCAAAAAGATAGTGCCACCTGTTTGTACAGATACTTTGTAATTTCCATTTGGTACGTTTAAATATTTTGACATTCTTTATTCCTATATAAAAAGTATGGGGGAAATTAATCCCCCAAACTAATCTTAGTCGCCGTCAACTTCGAAGTCGTCTGCACCAGTAAATGCATCATCTGTACCAGCTTCTTCCATTTCAACTGCATTGTCATCAGTTGCAGCACTGAAGTTCCAAGCAATTTTGTCGCCCGAGTCTAGTGTTACCATACGACCTGAAATTTTAGTAACTTGCTTTAGCGCACCAGCATCGTCTTTGACTGTGATAGTCATTTCACCTGCTACAACTGCTGCTGGCGTGTCGCCGTCAGCAGCTGATTTGTCTACTAAGAAACAATCTCTTACTTCTGTTCCATCTGTGCAACGGAATTTCTTTGATCCAAGTTGCTTAACGATCCAGCCGTTTACTGATCCAGTTCCGTTAAAGAACTGTACTTTAATTTCATTGCCATCGGCTGTTGGTGTTCCGAAAAATCTTTTATTAAGTGGTCTTCCCATTTGTTTTCTCCTTTAAAACGTTCTAGGTTTACGCAGTGGGTCATTTCTGCATAAGTCCGTAAGTACGGCACGATTATTGACACAAGTATTTATCAAAGTTTACTCGAGTCATAAAAAAGGGCCCTCTAAGGAGCCCTTTTTATAGTTTACTATTTTAACTAAAGTTTAGCTAAAAGTTACGCCAGCTTCAATTGAAACATTACCTAAGTAATCAGCTGCGTTACCAAGCGATGAAGCAGTGTTGTTTAACTCAACATATCCGTAACGTGTCATAAATGACACTGTTGGTTCGAATGATGTTGGGTCAAGCACAACGCCTGAGCTCATTAGCGGGATGTATGGGCAATAGAATGCCGCTGCATCTGATTCGCTTGAACCTTTGTAGCCGATTAGCACTGGTGCTGTGTCAGCTGCATATGTGTTAACATATACTTTCATTGCGTTGTTCAAAGTACCAACCATCTTAGTGTTAGTTGGNGCTTCAAAAGTACCTTCTGTAGTACGTGCAAATGCACTTGTAGTAGCAGACTGTAGGATAGTTAGTGCAAATGGTGATACCACTGCCCAGTTACCTGCGCCACGACGTGTACGTTGTGCAATCAAGTTACTTACGCGGTTGATTTGTACTGCTAGTGCAGCATGCTCGTCACCTACGAAAGTAGCTGTACCACTTACGGCTGTTTGGTCATAACTTTGTGCAGCAGCGCCACTCAACGTTATTAGTGAACCAATTACTTCTTGGTCAATCTCAGCAGTAATCTCTTGTGCAAGAGCTGCCATGATTTCTGCTTCAACATCAATACCGTGCATAGACTGTGCGTCTTGTGCAGCTTCAAACGTCCAGCGAGCTGACAACTTACGTGTCTTAGCTTCTACTGTCTGCTTCAAGATTTGAATTGACATTTTACGTCCAGCAGCACCTTCTAGAGCAGCAGTAGTTGCAGCTTTAGCAGTTGCAGCATCACCTGAATATGCTTCAGCAATTTTGAATGGGCTTAGAGCCTCTTCGCCTGCTGTAGTATCAGTGTTGCCTGCTGATGTGTCATTCATAGTATCTGAATAACGTACACGTAGTGTGTGGATTTGACCAACTGGTCCAGTCATTGGTTGTACACCAACTAATTCGTTAGCAATAACTGTTGGCATAACACGACGGATAACTGGTAGGATTACACGGTTAAGTGTAGCTACGTTACCTGCTGAAGTTGCGCCTGCTGTTGCACTCTCTGACAAATATCTGCGAGTGTTTTCTAGTGTAGCAGCCATAACAGATTTCTTGTTGCCTTGCAGGCCTTCAAGAAGTGCGTTTTTGGTGTCTACCCAGCGTGATTCTAGTAGTTCTGACATCATAATCTCCTTAATTTAATCCAGCAAGACGACGAATGTCTAATACATTGTTGTTTGGTTCGTCTGCTTTAGTTGTCATTTTTGGTTGTTCCGTACGGTTGCCTGTGATTTCTTTGCCTTCAGTAAGGGGTGCCTTACGCTTTGCTGGAGTATTGCCGTCAATAACTGATGGTAAGTACTTGTCAAAAGATTTTTGAAGTCTATCGGTTTGTACTGATTCCAGTAAGTCTGTCATAATCTCTCTTTGATCTTTGCCTAGTGGCGAAATCAATGAAGTCATAATCTTAGTTCTCTTTGCTGACTCAACTAAACGAGATTTCTCTTTGTTTGCTGATTCTGCAAGTGTTTTAGCTTTAGTAGCAAAAGTTTTAGCTTCTACTAATTGCTTGTCCTTTGCAGCAAGTACGCTCATAAGCTTGTTAACTTCTGAATTTTCATTCAAGTGCGAAGTTGTATACTCATTAGCAAATGCTTCAAATATCTTACGACCAAAGTCGTTGCTTCGTGCTGCGTCAATATCTTCTTTCAATGCATGGATTTCACTTTTAAGTGATTTGCCAACCATTTCAGATACTGCTGTAGCACTTCTTTCGATAAAGTTAGTTTTAACTTTAGCGAAGTGTGTTTTAGCTTCACGTACTAAACGTACTTTTGTTTCAGCTAAGTCTTTCTTGTCTTCATTGAATTCTGCAATTTCACCTGCTAGAGACTCAACAACAAACTCTTCAAGCTTGGCATATGATTCAGCCATTGCTTTCTTGTCTGCTCTTAATTCTTTAATTTCGCTTGCTAAGTTCTCAGC